TAAGCAGAAGCTGTTCTCCAAAGATAGCCAATGCCAATCTTTGTGGGAACTAAAACGTCTTCAAAGGTATTGTTTCCAACCTGTCCGTACTCGTTAGACCCCCAAGCGAACATTTCTCCTAGAGAATTTATTGCTATGTTGTGAGAAGTGCCACAGAAAACTTTTTCCCAATTCTTGGCAACACCAATCTTTTTGGGTTTTATGTGACTTATTCTAGTTCCATTGCCTAGCTGGCCATTAAGATTTCCTCCCCAAGTATATAATTCGCCATCCATAGAAATAGCAGCGCTGTGGTAAGATCCAGCAGCTACCATCTTCCATCTTATAGTATCATTGATTACTCTAGGATTGATGATATCAGTTTTAGTTCCATCGCCAAGCTGACCATCAGAGTTCCAGCCCCATCCGAATAATCTACCAATAGAATCTATAGCAAGCGAATGAAAATCGCTAGAAGCTAATGATGCAATATTTGGCACATTAATTTGAGTTAGAGCGGAAGAAGAAGTTCTAGTGGTATCAAACCCTAATTGGAAGTTTCCGTTATAGCCCCAAGTAAAAACACTATTGTAAGTTGGTTCTGGCTCTAAAGTGGTTGTAGTTGTGGTACTAGTAGTAGTGCTAGTAGTTGTCGTTGTTTGGCAATCACTATAAATTGGACAGCCATCATAAGTACCACCATCGTTAATGATGTCTGTTATAGTTCTCACTTGTCCCTGAGAACAAGGCGCAGGAGTTGTGCAGTCTGGAGGCCAAGTCGTGGTCGTTGTTGGCTCAGGAGTAGTTTCAAAAGATTGTATTCTTACGCGCTTCCAACCCTCTGAGGTTTTAAAGTAAGCCCAATAATCATCGATAGCAAAAGATCCAACATCACCGGCAGACAAGGGATCAGAAATTGTGTTATACTTTGCGTAGGAATTTCCACTAGGAGCAAATATGAGATTTTGTAGAGAAATATTTTTATACTTCGAATCACTACTATCCCAAATAACCAATGTGTCTGAACCATCTGTTTCTTCTGGGCTAGAGATGTCATCGTAGGAATTATAAGAGGTTATATTAATATCAGACGTATAAATAACGCCAGACATGGTTGTTGAGCTAGAAGAAGAGTAATATAGAACGTCTGGAGCGTCTTGTGGGACGGTAAAAAGTATAGCGCCACTATCTGTGCCGTTATTAGCAACTCCGCTGTTGTAAATATTTAGATTATCTGCGCTGGGACTGGTTTTAATGAAGAAGGGATAGCCATTTGTATCAACATTAAAAATGTATTTCAAGCCTTTTTGTAAATTTATGCTTGGATTTACTGAAGAGTTAGTTCCAGCGCCAGAGAAAACATATTCTTCGTTGATTTGATTTATGTTAAAAGAATTTAAGCCATCGTCAATGGCAGAGCGTAAAGAGCCTGAAGCTGTTATTAAGTTTTCATTTTGTGAAATATCGCCAGCTTCAAAGTCGGAACGAAGTAGCCCAGAAGCCTCTGTAAGATCATTTCGCAGAACGCCAGAAACATCATTAAGGTTTGATATGCTTACATATAAAGAGCTGAGATCTGGGATATCATCAATATTTATTGTTCTAAAAATTGGATAATCATCGGCGCATGGACCACTACAAGTGCCGCTTCCGGGTCCAGCAAGAAAAGTTCCCTCTGGCTGTCTTTTGAACAATATGATATTATCAACAGTACCGCTTAATTCAATTACGTCGTGAATTAAAGTATTATTGTCTAATTGGTTTGGCTCAAAGTGAACCAGCTGACTACCGCCAGTATAGTTAATATCTCCGTCGTTTGCGGGAGGAAAAACAACACCGCTAGGCCCAACATAAAATCCAGAAGCTTGAACAGAAGATTCGTTAACGCTACCTCCGATATCTATAGCGTAATCAGGGTATGATTTTTTTATACCTAAGCGCTTATGGTTAAAATCCCAAATAATCTCGCTATCATAGTTTAATATGTTTGAAGAAGACCAGAATGCTAGACCACTACTTTGAGGAAAATTTAAATCAGCAACCCCAGAGCCAATATAAACAGAATGAGTAGAAGGATAAGTAACATAAACTTCTTTTGCGCCATCAGTAAAGGGAACCTTTGCGTGGTTTGGTTCACTGCTCTTAAATGGCATTCTAACAATGGACTGGCTAGATAGTCCGACGCTAAAGATACCTGAACCAATTTCATAGTTTATTCCATTGGTGGCTGCGTAAAATAATATATCTCCATCCTGATATGCGGAGCCAAAAGAGCTAAAGCCATTAGCAGCGCCAGATAATTCAAAGTCTGAAGTACCTGTGGTCCAGCTAATTTCTTTAATTCTGTCTGAAAGTATAATAAGATTATCTGACATTATTGCCCCTTAGTTATGGTGCGGATGTCGTTGTTGCTAGTGAGTCTGGCTGTTCGTTGTCGTGAGACAGGCCGAATATGACTAAATCATTAACTTTAGAGTTTACGTATTCGCCGTTGTCATTTCTTACGACGAACGTGACATAGTTAGTGGCTCTTTCAATCACTCCAACTGTGTTTAAATCGAAGTCAACATTGCTTGAATTGTCAGTTGTACTATTGCTGGAACCAATCGCAACGTAAGGAAGTGGAATGCTGTCTTTAAAATAAATAACAAACTTTCCATCACCAGTAGATTGAATATCAGCGATGTTAAAAGAAGCATTAACAACAATTGGTCCCGGAGTTGGGTCGCTAAGAGCGTGAGCGTCGAAAGTAACCCAAGCTTTGGCTACCCCCTTGGAGCTGCGCATTTGAGAGTTGTCATGATCAAACTGAGTATTGGTTTTATAACCAACGTGTAGAGTTTCATTATTGTCATCAACTGATACAAACTTTAAGCCTTTATCTGAACTTGAATTGCTGCCATCGTTACCCTCAGAATTTAACCAGTAATTGTCTAAACCAAGGTTTCCCTGCATTTGTCTTTGCCCGTTTACATTTAAATACTGAGTATGCACATCTCCGATAGTCAAGTTAGCAAGTAAATTGTGGTCAACGGCATCATTTCCGGGATATGGAACGAGCTGTATATTGTCACCCTCTTGATTGCCTCCAACGCTGGAAAACTGAACCCCAGACTCTGCTATAAAAAGACCCTGAGCGCTACCAACAATTGCAGCTCTAACACTTGTTTGAAATGGATTAACGCTATTAAAATTGCTATTAGCAACGATGTGAGCTATGGACTCAACTGTATTATCCATGTTCTCTCTAACGTCAGCTGCCGATATCAATCCAGCGTTGTTGTCTGCCAAATCGGCCCTTATAGATGCTTGCAAAACACCTTTGTCTTGAACTGTCGCCATTTAAAATCTCCTTTTATCTGAAATAATTTCCCCTATGATCATAATCGCTGTGAGTTCTTGCGACCACATCACTTCCGGGACTATATGGACCAAGAATAGCTTGTCCACCCAAGCTTTTACCAGCAGTGTAATCTAGTGAAGCTTCTTCATACTTTGAACAATACTCTTGAAGTAGAATGTTTAAAGTGGAAGAAACGCCACGAAGATCTATTGAGGAAGGGCCGTCTTTTATTGCTATTGAATTTCCAGACTCCGCTTTGATTTCACTGCCAAGAATTACGCAAGCTGTTTTTAGGCACAAGAGGGTAATAAAGTCATTATCTGATTTTTCTACTGGGTCGGGCGAAATCGTGCTATTTGGTATATCTATAACGTAATTTTCAGAAAATTCATTCTTGGACAAAACAAGCTGCGCCGAAACAGTAGCTGCTTGCTGTAGTCTTGAGTCTGTATATTTGTAGTTATTACTGTCTAGGTCATTAAGCATATGACGAAGCATAATAGTTATATTAGTTTGCCAAGGCATGTATTTAATCCCTAAAAAGTGGTTTGTAATAGATTATACACTGTTTTTCGCTAAAAACTTACAAGCGCGTTGAATTCGTTACTGACCCATATTGGCCTGTATTCTGAGCCAATTCTAATCGCAACAACATAATCTCCCTTTTTTATTGTTAGATTAGGATCTCTGTTATGCACGGTAATTAAAGATCCTTGCAAGTCCATTATGGACCCATATGTGGGCATATTAATACTTTCTGGCCTAGAAATCGTAGAAGTACAAGAACCTTCAACTAAAAGTGACTGTAGAGAGGAATTTATATCAGATTGTTTGGATTCTAAATCTTGTATTTTATTTGAATCTGAAGAATTCATGAAACTTCCATCGCTGAAACAAATCCCTCCTTTTAGCTTGAGATTTCCAGAAAGTTCAGCAAATGGACCATCAACCTCAATATATGAAGTTGGATTTGTCATCGCTGGATCTTCGTGGTTTAGCTCCAGTAAAGTTTTGCTGAAATTTCCCGAAAAATTAAACTTAAAAGAATAGTCTGGATAATTAGATCCGCCAATATCCATAACTTCTATTGAATTGGAGTTAATTTTTAAGGATTCGCTATTAGTTGAATTATTGATCTCTAATAATCCATTGTTTGGCAATTGTAGCTTTTTATTTTCGTTATTTGGACCAAGAATGCCTTTGAGAAGAATATGATCATCGTCTAGTCCTAGTAGAAAATTAAAATCACTGTTAACACTAAGACCTACTCCGTCTGTACCTATGCATATATTGTGTCTAGAATTTTTATTATTCATCAAAGACTGATATCCGATGGCGACGTTGTTGCTTCCTGTCGTGAGAGACTTTCCGGCTTCGGAGCCATATGCGGTATTAAAAGAGCCTTCTGAGATTTGATTTAATGAATTAAAGCCTAAGCCAGTATTGTTATTAGAAGAATGTTCTTTTTTGTTGTCAAAAGAGTTTAAGCCGCCAGCAACATTTGTATTATTGATAAAAAGAAGACCATCAGAAGAATTCATGCTAGTAGTAATCATATCAAAAATATTTCCACTACTATCTATGAAAAACAAGCTTGACGATTGAATATCTCCTACTATCTTCTCTTTTGTGAAAATTGCGCCATAGCCAGAAGCTGCAACGGGACTAGAAGCAGAGTGAACAAGCCCAATAGAAGAAGATTTGTTCACCAAATCTCCAATATTAACAGAAAAATTGTGAGTACCGCTAGTATTATTAAATAAATCTAAATTATGATCAGTTAACCTAGCGGCTGTAACGTCATTGTATCTCAAATGTAAAGCGTTGTTGCAAATGATTTCTGATGATCCTCGATTGTTGGTCTCTAATTGTAATTTGGCAATCTTATTTGGACCAGTAGTATTTACTCTAACTGCGCATGAATCTTGAATGGAAAAATCTGCCGTAGATTTAGGTATATAATTTTCTTTATCTGTTATTGCAAATATATTAGAAGAGCTATCTCTATTTACTACTAAGTGATTGATGGGAACCCTTCTGTAAACGCTTGTGGAAAAATTTCCGTTAGAATCAACAGAAGTCATTGAAGATTGTACTTGGTCAGAAAATGGTGAGAATGATTTTATGGAAAAGCAAGACCTTGAAGGAGAATTTACGACTGAGTTATTAATGATGGAAGATGTGGCTGATTTGTTTTCGTACTCAAGCTCAAATCCAATATAATAGCCCTCGTTGGCGGCGTTGTCGCTGCCATATGCGCTGCTGAAAAATCTTTGAGCAATGACAGAATTTTCTTGAGCAGGTGTTAGAAAAGAAGTTATAAGGCTTGAACCCTGAGAAGCAAAGTTGTAGTTACCAAAACCAAGTGTATTGTTATCGCCATAAGTCTTTTCCCCAAAATAAAAATAATCATCACGAATGGATAGAATATTATCTGATTCTGGTTTTTCTAATTTAATTTCAAAAGACTCGAAAGAATGTAAATTATTAGCTTTTATGTAAGCATCTGGTGGAAGTTCTAAGCTAATATTAGATTTCCAGAAAGGTATATCAGAAGACTTTGTGTCTAATAATAAATCAAAAGTATCTCCAGAATCAACATGTACTCTAAGGCCAGCTCCATCTACTTGCCTTTTTGTTAAATATGGTATAAGGTTGTTAGAAGTTTCTGCTAAAAAATAATCATAAAGAGAATAAGAGCCGCCAGCATCTAAAATTACTTCTTCTGGCTTCGCAGCTAAATTTATGGTCTTATTAAGATAATGAGACTGATGAATAAACTCAGCATTCTGTATAACTGCGGTATTATTTACAAGTAAATTATCGGTGTATAGGTAATTAAGGCTGTTAGAGAGAGAGCCAATATTATAATTGCTATCATGCTCTGGAACTAAATCAAAATTAAAGTATACATTGTCACTATTAGAAAACTTCCGAGTAGAGGACAAGAATATGTTGGAAGCAAACAGATTTTTCCAAATGAGTTCATGAGAGCCAATATCAAAATCTTCATTAGTTGAAGGAGAAATAGATCCGCTAACCTGTAGCTTGGCATTGCCTACAAAGTCGTTAGTATTAATTGCAAGGATATTTTGCTGCAAATCTCCACGAAGCAATGGAGTAAAATTTGAGCCATCAACATCGCTGCATAAAACTCCACTATCAATAGGCGCAGAACCTAAATAAAACTGATAGCTGTCATTTCCTGATATGTAATAACCAGCCCCGTGGCCAATGGAAATGTTGAAGTCGCCCTCTTTATTAGAAATAAGACCAAAATTTCCAATAGAAACGTTACCAGAACCAGAAACATTAGCGGCTAAAGTGTCATGGCCAACAGAAACGTTATCAGATCCGTAAATATTTGTACGAAGAGACTGGGAACCTATAGCTGTATTTCTGTGGCCCTTAAAGTTTAATCTAAGAGCAGAAAAGCCAAAAGCTGAGTTGTCTTCACTTTCGTAGTTTGGGAAACCAGATCTTTCTATAGCCCTCTGACCAAATATTGATGTTCGCGTATTTGGGGTTTTGGCGTTTTTGGATCTAATATCTAAATCAGAAAATAATTCTGGTAAAGAATCTAGAACGTCTAAAAGATTATGCCTTACATGGTAGGGGGTTATAGACTCGTTGGAATTATCACTAAGCTCATTTAATATATTATTAACCAACTGTGGCTTGGATAGAAGCATAAATCACTTCCTTTTTTTTAGTGAATGCTAATTTCAAGAGAGTTGGTATCAAACTTAATGCTATCTCCAGCAAAAACGTATCTAGGGTTATTAAGTTCCGCATAAAGTAATAGATTTCCAGACTGATGATCTGGGCTGTCCAAAATAGCTACTCCAGAAACCCAACCCCAGTCAGTCAGAGCGGTGTCGAATACTAACTGTGTAGTATTTTTAATAAACCCATTACCTTCGTACATTGTATAGCCCGGATTTGACTCACCGCTTGCTGTTAAGCTGTGAGGACCAAAAAATGAAATTCCGGGATATTCTGAAAAAGTGTATTCGTCTGCCGTTTTGGCATTATTGACTGCATCTATGTCATTATTTGTAGCGGTAGATTCAGATAAGTAAAGAGGATAAAAATAACCAGAAGATGGTACATCCTCAGTAAAAACTGTAAAAGCTGTAATGTCATCGAAACCAGATCTTCCCCAATGAGAATTTCCATTGACAGAAGGATTTCCTAGACTTATTCTGTTATAATTCGTGCTAACAGAAACAGAGTCAAGCTGACTTGAAACTGGAATTTCTGGAATTGTAGATCCAGAGTCGTTGTCTTGCGGTACGCCACTAGTTAAAGCTATGGAAATATTTTCAGGCTTAGAAAAAACTTCCGTCCTAAATAGATGTGTCAATATGCCAGATTCTAAATAATCTGATAAAGCTGCCATATTTTAGCTCCAATTCATGATTCCTTTGGTGATAAATGCCCATTAAGGAATAAGCCACCCCCTGACCGAAGGTGGCTTTTTCCATATGATAACAAGAAAAGAAATAATGATTCTATTAGAAAGAACCGAGAATAACTCTTCTGTTGTCAAGAACACCAAAGCCAAGTTCGGCCCAGCCGTAATAGCCAGCTCTTTGCTGACGATGCAGGGTTGGGTCTTCAAAAACTTGGAGCTGTTCTTTAACTGGCATGACGAAGCTATCATTCGACGACTGGTCTAAGCCAACGACTAATTCAGCATCGTTGCTTTCGACGGAACCGCCAAGGTCGCTGGTAAAGAACGACTGATACTCTTGGCCTTCGCCAAGTTCGTCAAGGTCATGAACATTAACGCCAAAGATTCTAGTCAATGGAGCGCCGCCTTCTGGTGCGGAATAGATTTCACGACGAGTAACCTCGTCAACCTGATCCAAGCCCCAGTTTCTGATGTCTTCCAAAGCTTCTGGCGAAACGTAGAGGTCAGTAAGACGACCACGACCAACAGATGCCGAGTTTCCACCGGAATTACGACGCATGACAGTTTGCATTAATGAAACAAGCCTCTTTGTGAAGAGGCCTTCGGTTGCATCACCATCATAAACAAGAATGTTACGATCAACGCCAGCTGCAAGAAGCGTGTGCCAGCCGTCGTCGTTCATCTTCTTTACGAAGCCAGCTTCCATGACCTGCATGGCACGACCAACAATATCCCAACGAGCTTCACGAGCGTAACGCAGAAGATAATCTACGGACGAGGCAATGCTATAAGTTGGAATCATCACATAGTCGCCTTCAACCGAACGCTCTGGAATTCTACCATGACCGGGATTTGTATAAGCGACATGTTCGCCTTCAAGGCCCGGGCTGATAAGATCAAGAGGGAATTCAGTTGTTGAGCCTGACTCAACATTGATGGTTTCGAAAATATTACCAAGGATGTTGCCAACCAAGACACCCTTACGAAGAGGTAATTCTAAAGCTTTGGCAAACTCTCTCTGAGCAGCCTGAGCTACGTTAACATCGGCATCACCTGATTTACGCAGGAGATTGATGAATTCATCACTAGGTCTTTCTGTAATAGGCATATTAAATGTCTCCTTTATTTTTTATTAATCAGGGAAGGTTTACTTCGACTTTAGCGTAGCCGTCAGCATCCTTAGCTGATAAGAATCGGCCTACTACCTTGCCATTAGTACCAACGGCGTTGCTAAGATAACCAACTTCAGCGCCGCTTGTAGCGTCTGAAAGATAAGCAACATCACCAACACCGGGGGTAACACCAGTTTCAATGGCGTTAGTTACGACATAACCCTTGCGGAGTATCGTAACTTTACCACCCTTTTGAACCTCGTCCTTGTGCTGGTTGAGGTGAGTTCTGGTAAGGTCTTTGTTAACAACATCGTTAAGCAGGATTCCAGCTGGAACGCTATCAGCGTCAGCAGCTTCGGCAGCAACGAGGGCTACACCCTGATCCATAGCAGCGCCAGAACCAGTACCGTCTTGATAAACTACGACAAGACCACGATCAAGCACGGTGTCGCAGAAAAAACTAATATCTGTCTGGAGTTCATATCTGTCTGATTTTAAAGCCATAATTAATTTCTCCTTTAATTATTTGCTAAGTACGTTGGTCTCAAGCCACTCTGCTACGCTAGCTCTTGTGGCCAATAATTCATCTTTTTCTTCCGAAGCGTCCACTAGAGTGGCCTCAGACGTAGAAACTTCTTCTAAGATTTCTGCAACGGTTTCTTCCGAAACCTCTTCTGCTTCTTCATTAGCTTTTGCTTCTGCTTCTTCAGCCTTTGGTTTTTCTTCTTTGTCTTCTTCTGTTTTCTTGTACTTGTCGGCCATTTTCTTCATGGCGGCAAGAACAGTTTCAAAAGATGCATCGTCTAACTCTTCGTATGAAGCGAGTGATTCTTCAGCTTCTTCAGCTTCTAAGCCAAGGTCGAGAAGAGAAGCCTTGCGGGCTTCTGTTTTCTTTTCCTTCTTCATCTTCTTGAGTTCTTCCATCTTTTCCTTCATGTCTTCTTCGTTCTTAGCTATAGAATCCTGAAGTTCTTTGATGGTTGATTCTTTTTCTGAAACAGAAGCTTCAAGGTTATTGATAAGTTCTTCTTTTTCAGCAACAGTTGTCTCAAGAGCAGCGATTGATTCAAGCGCTTCTTTGGAAGCGGCTGCCTCTACCTGCGACTTGAGTGCTGTGTTTTCTTCTTTTGCAGATGCTAGCTGATCTTTTAACTCTGCAAGCTGCTGCTCTAAAAGATTTGTATCTGACATATCATTATCTCCTTTTGGAAAACTAGTTATAGTTATATCGTTTAGTGAAAATGCCCTACTTGAATCAAGTATAACACTACGAGGGTTTGCAGGCTTAGAAACAAGTCCTTTGCCAGAAAATGAAATTTCTTTTAAAGATCTTCCAATTTTGTATCCTTCATATTCACCAGTACCACCGTAAGCTCTAAGGTGTTTAGTTAAAAACGCAGAGCCTTCATTTCTTTCTAAAAGCTTTGCTTCACCAGACTCACTAAGTAAAGCATAGTCAAATCCAGCAAATAAACACTCCATAGAAACAAACCATTTGCCTTCTTCAATTTCAGCAATAATTTGATTCATCCTCTGTCTATTTTCTGGATCAGTCCAGCTATTATAAAGAACTGCTTCTGTAACTATATCAAACTTGGGTGGCATTTCTTCGGAAAGAACTCTTTCGCCGCTCTCGTTAATGATATAACTACCAGTAATATGACCGATGATGTCGTTTTCATCGTGCATAAAATTGAATTGTTTATCTTCCGGTGTGCTTCTAGCCGCCCAAGTTTCTGACGGATTGAACACATCATCATTTTTATTCCAGCCAGTAGAAACTAATACTGACTTTAGATAATAAAGATCTATTTGTTCGGGATTAGCATTAGAGGCTTTAATCTTATCGATAGTAAAGCTGAACTTTTCGTCAAAATTTTGTTCTAACGACTCTTCTTTGGATTGCAAAACAGCGGGCGCACAGTAGGCTATACTGGCACTTGATTGCACAAGTTCAGCTACACCGTCTAAGATTTCTTGTTTATGTATTTGCATATAAGCCTCTAGCTAAAGAAATATACACAAGATTAAAAAAAAAGTAGATTATTGCATATATTCTGAAAGAAAAATACCAATTGAATTATTCTTAAATTCATCAACAGACATTATATCCAAGGAAAGTTTTTTGCTTTTGACCTTCATTTGAAGGTCTTTTGGTATACCAAGGTTAGATTTTAGTATAGAGAATACATCAGAGTGCGAAAAATCGCTTAATGGATCTAGGTTTAAGAAAACCTCTAGCTTTAAAAGCTCTAAGGTGTTAGCTTCAGACTTCGTTAGTTGCCTTAAATTCTTCTTTCCTATTGATCCTAAGAAAGCTTTATTGATAATAGAGCCGGATTTTTCCCAAGTTTTTTCAGCCCAGTTAAGAAACTCGGCAACTCCGGGGGTTGATTTTGGCTTTGTTGTTCGTTGTTTTCTTGGGACAGAATCTTGAGAATTGTTGGGCCTACCAACGGGTTTTATATCCGTGTTGGTGTTTTGTTTTTGTGAGTATTTTTGTTTTTCTTTTTCTTGTTTTAAGTTAATTTGCCCCTGTTTATCCATTTTTTCAAGGTCTTGCTGATGATTTGGATTGTGATAAGGGCTAGCTTTTGGTGGACCAGAATCTTCTCTTTTGTTAACCTCTCTTTTGATTCTTATGTTTTCTATTTGTGGTATTTCCTTAAATCTCTCTAATAGTGTCTCGTGGCTGATTATATCTCTATCTGCTAACTGAATCAGCAAATTCTTTTCCGAAGCTTCGTCAGATAGAGTCATTTGATCAAACTGAATGTGAGCTTTGTATCTAAAGCCCATAGCCTGTCTCACAAGCTCAAGCTCTTTTTCCCAGAATCTAATGAGTTGGTCTCGTCCGTATTGTAATCGTTCAACCAAGGTCTTAAGCGAAATAAAGTTATTTGTAAAGCCTCCACCGTTTGTGGCCATTCCAGTAAGAGTTGGTGGGACACCCAGTCCAGCATAAATACTATTCAACACGGAGGTATACTTCTCGGAACCTAGAAATTTGTAAACCTCGCTATGAGATTCTTGAAAAGATAGTTCTGGACCCCAAACGAGTTCCATAGTGCCACCACCAACGTTACTGGCAAGAATGTCTCTAAGCTTGTTAATAGCTGCTTTATTGGGCAAGATTTTATGCTCAAGATTGCCCAATGTCCACAATCTAATATTAGATATAGCGCCATCTAAGGCTGAAAGATCAGCAAGTCGCATTTTTTCTAACATAATAATATCATCTAATATTGCATAGATCATCGGATTTGCCCATTGCCTCCAGTCGTCTTTCTTGTAATAGAACATGCTTAATCTCTCTGGATCTAATGGGATATCCTTTTCTCCTCTGATTAAGCTTTGTTTTATTGCTGGAGGTAAAGTGTCTAATACATGATTAGGAATATCACCGGCCTTGAACTTGTCAAAAAATGAATTCGTTGTAATAGTGTAGTTTTGTAAGCCCATGAACAAGGATAGATTTCCTTCTTTATTTTTGACTGTTAGAGGGTTAAAGAAGTTATACCTCCAAGGTATTTCGTTTGGCGAAGCAGATGGTAGCTCGACCTTGATATCAGAAGAAAGAGCCTTCATGTAATCCTTCAATTTAGGTGTTATTTGAGCGTAGCTACGGTAAATAATAACATTGCCGGTTCTATAAAGATTGTTTAGAAATCTTTCTGAACGCTCTTTGCCATTAACGCTTCGGAACCACTGTTGGTAGAATTTTTCAACACTCTTGTCTCTGTGAACAATCTGAATACCCTGACTTCCAAAGTCACCCATGAGATCGATAATATTTCTAATGATACCAACCTTATCGTATGCATCCATGCACATTTTGATAATTCTACGCTGCTGAGTGGGAACGGCTTCCTCTGGGCGAAAAGAATAATAATCGCTATGCTGGAATCCCGGTCGCACTGACCTGTTCGGTTCTATATCTATAAAGTGGCGATAGTGATTGCCCTGAGATTTACTTAGTCCGCTATAAGATTCTACATTTTTAGAGAATTGAGACATAGCGTTGGCTTTGCCTTGATCGTCGCCATCTCCCCACGTAAGCATATCGTCATTCATCTTTAACCTCAATTGGAATGTAATTGGAATGTATACGTATTAATACACATCTTTCATCTGATCTGCAAACCAACTTGGACCATTGTATAATTTATCGTCTGTTTTAGGCATATATCCACCAGTTGCAAAACCTCCATAAAATTGATACTCTGCCTGAGTTGGTAGTCTTTGTAAAGTTCTTGCGGCCATGTTTGCCATCAGTAAAGCTGAATATCTATCCTTTCTTATTTTACTTTTTTTGCCAGTTCCAACAACTACTTCTGGCGTATCCCATCTATCTCTACCAGCAGAAGTTTGAGTCATCTGAATCATAGCTAATTCATCTTTTAGCTCTTCGATGTCTAAGACGCATTCTTCAAGGGTGTCAAACATCCTTCCCTTAGTGCCGTCTTCATGGCCAGAAATTGTTAATGTCAATGGGTCGAATCTTGGAAATAATAAAGCTTTATCCTCAAAGTCTTTTCTCATGCCGTGGTTTGATTCGGCTAACCAATCGTATTTAGCGAATTGGCACATTTCTAATATGTGTAGACCACGTTCTCCGTCTGTATCTTTTGGCTTGTCGTCATCTATAACTGGCCAAATAGGAGCCTCTCCATCTTTAATCTTATCATTGTCATGAAGGGATTCCATTACAGCAACGCCGCCCCCCTGAGCGTCCATTGCTATATGTATACATGGAAATAACCTCATTAAATCTCTTATTTTCCTAGCACAATAAGCATAAAAATCTGTTTCAGTAGAATATCCGCGCTTAACCTTCTCTTTATGTTCTGATCGTGTCGTTGTCCAGCAGTGAACTATCCTGCGATGCGAAGGGTGTACTTCTAAAACAACAATGCTAAAATTGTCAACTTCAGATGCGGGGTCAACACCGAATATATAACGCTTGTCTTTGTTTCCTAGCAAAACCGCTTCAAAAAGTATATCATTACCATTTTCATCTTTTATAGCAGAGTCTTCAGAAACAACGCAAGACTCAATCAAAGAACGCTTGAAAAAGCCTTGAGAGTCTCTTGTAAAACAAGCGCCGTACTCCATTTGGTAAATTCCAGTATGAACGGTGGCCTTAGATCGAGCTACTTGGTCGGCATCCATAAATCCCTTTGGTAGAAGTTCATATGGCATTCGTATTATAGAATATTGAGTCCAATCAAAACTGTCTGGTGGATCTTCCCCGAATATTTCTCTAAGCCTAGATATATCTCCTCGGCTTTTAATAATAGACTTCCACTTCTTCCAGTATGTGGCAAAATGATTAAAATCATAATAAGCTGTTCCTGAGAGAATAATCTGATTGTCTTTCTTAACTTCTTTCTCTTCTGTGTGAAAGGATACACCAAGCTCTTCTGCTTTCTTTTTCGCTGCTAACCTTTTAACGTTTTCTACTGGATCTGCACTAACAGCCGCAAAGCCAGCAACAACGTTTTCAAATATCTCTCTAGGTATAGACGCAAATTCGTCGGCAATAATATCGTTAGCTCTTTGACCTCTAATCTTCTGGCCGTCGCCAAGAGGCAAACAAGTGACTGTACTATCATTAAGACGAAGGGTGCATCTATCAGTATCCCTGCGCGGGCCACTGTCTCCGTCGCAAATATCTCTTAACATTGGAGAATTGCGCCACATAGTCTCCATGTACTCAAAAAGAACCTTGGACTGTCTGAATGCCGCTCCGACAACAACTACCTTTCTACGGGGCAATATGAGCGCCCTAAGTACTGCATAGAGAGAAAGCATGAATGATTTACCAAAACCTCGGCTGGCAATGAGCATTGGGAATTTTCTATTCCATATTTCCCTGAGAAATAAAGACTGGGATGGTAGAAGTTGTATATTCAATATTTCTCTAGTAATAAACGACAGATATTCCGGCCTAGTCATTAACCAAGCAAGTTTAATATTAAAATCGTCATCTGAAGCGGTAAGTATAGACATTGGGTTAAAGAAGTCTGTTTCCGCACTGTCTAGCCCCAACCAAGCTTCATCAATTGTTTTTAGTTTAGATTTTGCCACGAATTAATAACCTTGTCTGCAAAGCCATAGTGAACTGCCTCATGTGCTGTTATGTACCAATCTCCAGATTTTAACTTTGTGCTTAAATAGTTTTTTACTTTTGTTACTGCATTCTTGCCGTATTTTTCGATAAAGAAATCTCCATTACAGCATTGATTTGCATATATATCAAGCATCGTATCGCATATTTGTGTTTCGTATTTTATCCAGTTCTGAACATTTAGGTAATCACCGCCTGCGCTCGTGCTGCCGTAATGAGACATAAAATATGTGTGAGGAGTAATCAGCCTAGTGTCTGCCGCTTGAAATATAATGCTACTCATTGACTCTGCTTGTCCATAAGCAATTATTGTAACATGAGATCTACACATTGTAATTGCATCATATATCGCCATGCCATCGGGCCATGCTCCACCAACGCTTTGCATGTGAATTATAATTGGTTTATCTGACTTTATATCTAGCGCACGTATATTCTTAATAAATGTATTCGACATTTTATATTCAACTCCGGGATTCTCATCATCTCCAGAGCTATAATAATTGTGTAAGAAAATTTCCCTAGAGTCTATATTAGATCCATGATTGTGAAAATCGTAGAGAATGTCTTTATCATTGTTGTTCATCTTATGTCTTTCTCCCGATAGTATACATTTCGTTAATTCGCTTGAAAATGCTGCTAACAGCAAGGAATGCTGTATGCTTGTCTCCGCAGAAGAGTACGTGTACGTCATTGTATAACTCAAATTCTATTAAACATTTTAGCATATACTTACCGGTAATTTTAAGCGATGCTTTATTCTTTACTGGTATTCTTGTGTCTTTAGGGAATTTAATTAGATCTTCAAGAGAAAATTCTAAAACTAGATACTTATGAGGAAAGGGTTCCATTCTTTCTATTTCATTCAAGAAGGCGTATTTCTTTTGTCCTAGATTTATAGCTAGCTCTTCAACACAGCCTTTTCTTTCTATGCATATTTTGTCTTCCATGCCCTGTATTGAATAATCGCCAGTGTCAAGCTTCTGGTCTATCATGCCAGCACAAGTGTTGAATTTACTAAAATAATATCCATCCTGCTCTCTAGTGTCTTTGAGAACAGTGAAGTCAGGAGCTTTTTTATACTTTGCCATTTATAATCTCTCTGAATAAATTTTCGTAGTGGGACTCTTTTCCGGTGATTGATTTATGGCAATGGCGACAAAGGGTAATACCATTTGATGGTTCATATCTTAAAGCGGAAGCGGTTGACCAAGTTTTTATGTGATGTACATTTAGATCTTTTCTGCTCTTGCAATTTGGCATTTGGCATTTAAAACGATCCCTATTCAGGACAGACATTCTAAATTTCTTGTATTCTGGATCTTTGTAATCTCTTTTCATAATGCATATACTTTATCTATGCGTAAGTGTTTTCTAATTTTCCTACAAATAATCCTAGTTGAAATAGAATCTTCTTGCTTCATAATTAATCTCATTAATCTTAACATAGCAATGTTACAAGCGTCGTCAGGATCTGAGGCCTCAATGAAAATAATTGTAAAAGGTGAGTGGAATTCATATAAATCAAAACGCATTAAATAAGGAAATACATCAAAGAAGTCTATGAAAATCTTATAGTTCTGCATCAATCATAAGTTTTACTAACCCCTCCAAGTCGGTCTTTGGCTGCCAACCAAGATTATTTTTAGCCTTTGAAAAATCTCCTCTTAGATAATCTACTTCTGATGGTCTATAAAATTCTTTGTCTATTAGATAAAGTTTCTTATAATCTGTTATTCCGGCGCTATAGAAGGCTATATTTAAAAACTCTGCTATTGTATGAGTTTTTCCTGTACAAACAACGTAATCGTCTGGTTTATCTTGCTGTAACATTAACCACATGGCTTCTACATAATCGCCAGCGTAACCCCAGTCTCTATAGGCTTCTAGATTGCCAAGTCTTAGCTTTGGAAACTTGTCGTTATTTATGCTAATGTAGTCGTCGCTGAAAAACAGTATTGGGTTTTCGTAAGAATTTCTCCAGTGAATAAAATCGGCTATCCATTTGATAATTTTTTTAGTGACAAAGTTTTCGCCCCTGCGTGGACCTTCGTGATTAAATAATATACCGCAGCTAGCGTGTAAGCCATAACCATCGCGATACAAACCAACGGCATAATGCGCAGCACACTTAGAAATAGCATATGGAGACTGCGGCATGAATTTAGTGTTTTCATTTTGGTATTTATTTCCATTTTTGTCTACGTCATAAGAACTTCCAAACATTTCGCTGGAAGAAGCTTGATAAAACTTAACATGTCGCCTATTTAGGTCTACGAGGCTCTGTAATAAGTTTAGGCAGCCTTTCCCGGTAATATCCCATGTAAGTGCTGGTTGCTTAAAGGAAGTTGCCACATGCGACTGTGCCGCTAGATTGTAGACTTCATCAACATCTTCGTTATCTTTGAATATATTAATTACACTACTAACATCTGTGATGTCTCCCTCGACTAGCTTGAACCTTTCGTTATGTAAAATATGTTTTATTCTTTGTGTATTGTCTGTGCTGCAACGTCTGGCGACACCAACAACTTCATAGCCTTTTTCTAAAAGAAAATCTGCAAGGTGACTTCCATCTTGTCCTGTAATACCGGTTATTATTGCTTTCATGTTTATTTCCTTAATTCATTTAGTGATATTTTTTCTTCTTCTTCTAGAATTTTTTTATTGTATCTTTTACCGCCTTTCGGATGCCAAGCAGATAATGCTAAATGAGAAGAAACAGTGTGTCCGGGCTTTGGCGGTCTTAGAGAAAAAAACATATCATTGTAATCCAAGTAAGTGTCTTTTCTTTTTGATAAAGTATTTATTATGTCTGACTTTGTGATTTTTATTCCTTCGGTGTATCTATGAAGCCACCTCATTACGCCATTAGTGAAAAGAATAGGCGCTGGAACAAAGCTTGGTCGATAAAAAGAGCTTATGTGTTTTACGAAGGGTTGATCTGGAGAATAGCCAAAAATACCATCAGTAATCCAATGAGAACCTTTTTCTGGTATTACAAAGAAAAAATCTTTTGAAAGAATTTTATCTGGTAGCGGCTGGTGAAATCTAATGTCACAATCAACATAAAATCCACCAAAATAATTTACTAATTGGACTCTGAAAACGCCAGACATTAAAACATTTAGATGGGTTTGATTGTTAGTAATTCTTTTTTTGAGTATCTCTATACCAGACATCTGCTCTTCCGTTAATATGGAAAAAAGAAAATCAAGATCTGAATAAGACCACATCTTATGTTCAAATTCTGGATTTTGATTTATTGAAGACGATATACATTCAAAAACAGTTTTTGGCACTGCTTCTGATTCGTCTAGCCATATATGATGTATTATTTTTGGTATCACTTTTTATAACCAAACAGTTTGAAGTCTTCTTTGTAAATAGAATATACTATGTCTTTTGTTTTTTGAGTGTAAGCATCTAGGGGCGATTTGTATTTTCTGGTTTTTCCAGTTTTAGAATAATGATAGGGGGTTGATAGGCCAATCTTTTTTAAATCTGCCTTAAAGTTTTCAAGGTGTACTACTGAGCTTACGGTATAGTCATTATCTTGATAATAAAAATTTTGTCCAGCGAAATGACCTCTTGAGTATTTAGCACTACTAGCTTTGAAGCGTCTTTCTAGAGTATTTAAAACGAAGGTTTCGAAGTCCATGTTTTTGGAATGTCCATTGTAAAAATAGGAAGACAATATTCTTTCGTATGGTCTTCTTACAGTAACTATGGTGTCATACTCTTTTAAATTTATGCCCAGAATGTTGTATAGCCTGATGTCGGCGTGTTGAAGATATACGTTAAATTCTCTATCTATGCCAAACATTATGTCTCTATTTGCAACCTTGGCGTTGAGTGTAACGTTTGGCAAATACTGGTCACGCAGAGCGTGTTCTAAGGAAGTTCCTCCGGTTTTGCCGGGATGTAGTAGAATTATTTTGGGCGATTCGATTTTCATTTAACGTTTCTTACTATAAATCCAAGTATTAATAGTTCAACACCTATAGCCACCGACCAGCAGGGTAATATAACCGATAGGGATTCTGGGTCCATGCTAATCCTTTACTGTTTCTGGACTTAAGAATGGTTGATCGACTGTTCCATCTTCATACTTATGGAAAGATGACAATCTTTCCTCTTCTTTCTTCATCGCTATTCTCATCTTTTCCATCTCGATGCCGTAACGCTTCATTCGTTCTGGATCTTGCATCATTGCCGCAACCCAGCTTGTGAAGCTCTGCTTGCTATCTTCCAACCTTTTGATTCTTTGTTCGCGGGTTCCTTTCATTTCACGCAACATGCTGGCTTTTTTCGCTTGCAGTTCTCTGTAGTCCCGATTGAGGCTTTCTTGTGAAGCTCTTAGTGAAGCAACTTGTCGTTCTAGGTTAATAATGTAATCGTGATCCTGCTGATCCTTGTCTCTAGAGCGTTCGTCCTTGATCATTTTATCGTATACGTTAATTTGTTCGATATTCTCCTTGTTACCCTTCAGGCATCTATTCATGAGTATCTCTAGCTTAATAACATCAACAACTTGTAATTCTTCTGTTGGGAATACATCATCCTTGAACTGTGAGATGATTCTGGACCAGTGATATTTAAACAACTCTAATTCGTGGTCAGTGAACTGGGCCTTTAGTTCAACCCAGTAGGGGCGGTCTTCAAGTGAATACGCAGCGAACTCTTCATTCGTAAGCCCTACCTTGAACTTGCGCTTAATAAAACTTTCTACAGAAGAAGTATCTCTGTTGAGTTTCTTCGCAATGTCTTCTGGTGTCATACTATCGACCAAGCGGGCAATTGTACGCTCTTCGTCTTTAGATATTCTACCTTTCTTCATTGTCAATAAAGCTCCTTATGAAATCTAAAAGCTTGTCTTTTCTATTTTTCTGTATAGATACGCCATTGCAAAGTTTTAGATAATCTTCTCTTAAGCTAAATGGAATTTTCTCATCTATTTTTTCCAGTATTTCTTTTTGTATTATATAGTCTTCTAGGTTGTAAGAATCATTTGCTATATTGTCATCTAAGATATATTGGGGAGATTTTATTTTTTTCTTGTGCTGATTTTCTTTAACGTAATAGTTGTCCCTTACGAAATTCTTAAGCCTATTAGACAAATGCACAGACATAAAATTCTCTAAAGGTCTGTCGTTGTCGTATCGAGAAAGGGCTTCGTGGCATATGATGAAAGCTTCTTGCTTAATGTCTTCTAAGTCGTAATCTCTAAAAGTATACTTGTGCGCGATTTTGTTTATTACCTTCTCTATAATTTTGTAGGTTTGTTCATCCATATTATTTATCTAATAATGTCTTCCATTTATCACCATCATAGTATTGAAGGCAATTAGAAGATTTATTGTAGAAAATCGTGCCAGTTTTAGCATCTGGAGCATCGTGCGGCGACAATAGAAGTTGTTTAGTTTTTATTTTTCTGACATCAAGCTGAGAGCTTTTTAAGATGAGTTGCTTAGTATATGATTTTATGCTTTCGTTAACAGTCTCTGATATCGGCAGGGATTCTATTAAGCCTTCTTTTCTTCCAAGTAAAGAATTTTCTTCAATATATGCTGGAAATGGTGTGAATTCTTGTTCTCCACAAACTATAACGGAGTTTGGTTGTATAAAAAACTCTGATAGATTTACAGGTACATAATTTTTTATAATTAAATATGTGCCATCTGTGTCGCTATAAAATTTTGTTGGGCCATTTGTAACAGGGCTAAATTTCCCGCTTGATGAAATAGTATAAAGCGGCCTCTTTCTAAATAATGTATTATGGTCTTTAGAGATGCTTGCGATTCCAACTTCGGCTAGTATTGTCTTATAATCTGGGCCATTCATCTGTACAATATACATAAATTCATCATCGCTACTAAAGCTTTGATAGAAATGGCTTTTTGAAAGATCAACTGAATTATTGTCAAATGCCGATTTAACGAAAATATCGTGTTTCGCTAGATTTTTTGTTCCAAATAGGGATATGTCGTCAGAGTCTTGCTTTTGTTTACCTAATTCAACTATCCCGTGAGTCGTCGTTTTTATCCTCTGGTGCATTTTCTTCCTCTTGTATTAATTTAGCCAAACATTTGTCTTTTTTGCAAAGATCTTCAGCAACAGACTCTTCTAGGCTTCCCTTTGCTTTGCATTTCAATTGGCATTCTAACTGTTTAGGTTCATTCATATTGTTTCTCCTTGTATTTGATTATACACTATTTTAACGCAAAAAACCACTGGATAATTTTATTCGGCAGATGGCAAGCTTGCGAAGAAGCTGGGGCTTATTTGAGGAGATCGGGTAATACATTTAAATAAATTTTGATGATTGTGTTTTGACCACCCACGGTTTTTTATGGGGAAATAGTAAGAGCGTTTTATAAGTTATAATTGGGCATACCTAGTAAGTGGGGTGTCAGTTGGGCCACGGCCCCCTCGAAAGAGGGGTATTAAATAAAAAAGTTTTTTGGCATGATATTTGCAGTAGAAAAAATCCAAAAATTTTTCAAGAAAGTACTTGACAACTGACGATTAGATGTATATACTTAGGACATAAGAAACAAACACTAACCAAAAGGAAAAGGACATGACCAAGTTTATCCCCTACTTCGAAGCAAATGGCGTTCGATACACTATCCTCAATAAGATGCGAATTTTCCTTTCGCAGAACAATCAAGTTCTTGCTGTTCAATCAGCAGACACCTTTCCTGCTAAGGTTTCACAAGATCCGCTCTTGGTTCGCTTCTGGCAAAATGAACTGAATAGGACTTATAGCAACTAAGGGAAGGGAAGGGCAGGAATTGCCTGATTCTACCACAACAACCACAATTTTGACAAAAAAAAGATTTTAGGACTTGACAGCCGGTTGCCGATACTGTAGAATAGAGACAACAAAGGAGAATTGACGATGAACGAATCAGATCAAGAATTACTGTTGATTTTGGGTTTTCTAGTTGTGACGATTGTTTCTGTTTTCTGCCACTACACCCCTATCTGCTAAGGTGAAACCAATGGGACTTGATTTTGACTACTTCGCTGAACTTGAGGCATACGAGGCACGGGCTGAATACGAGGCTTGGCTTGACGAGCAAGAGCAGGAATTTTTGGCAACGATTGACGATAACCCATACTGTGAAGAGGTGGTAGAATGAGCGGAGAAGATAAGTTTCTTCTGGTGTTTGCGTTTCTTGTTGGCTGTTTCACTGTACTTTTCATCAACTGAGGATAGTATGTACAATTTTGAGAATTGGGAAACTAGGGAAATTCAGTCTTGGTTGAAGAATGGGCAAATTGCCCTAGATACTGCAACTGGAGCAAGCAGGGAAATCTGGTTGTGCATCATCCGTGGTGCTGCAAAAGAGTTGCAATTCCGCTGGAAATACAATCTACTGTAGTGTACAAATGTCACCCCCCTTCCGAGGGGGCCGTGGCCCGCCGCGAACCCCCCATTAGAGGGGTGTGTATTACACGATCTATCCCGCTACGGCCAACCCCCCAAAGGGGTGGCGCAAAATGCAATGCAAAATGCAAAAAACGTAGCAGAATGCAGCACGGTCACAATGGGGGGTGTATACGAAAACCCCTTGTTTTATAGACTCAAAAATATTTTGCGAATGGCACGGTATATGCATTATATATAGGTATTGAAATTGGAAAACTTGACTCTGGAGAATCAGAAAAATGGAAAATTACGCTAAGAATTTCGATATCCTCGCCAACCTTCCTCGTATCCGCAAGCGGAAAATTTGGGAAGTGATCATGGATGGCAAGGTTGTCCAGTTGGTCGGTGCAACCGACAACCGCAAGATTACCGCAGAGCGGTATATCGCCAACAAGTATCCCAACGCTCAGTTCACGCTGAAGTTTCTGGAATATCGCATCTAGTCCCCCAACGTGGGGGTTGACAAGAAAACTTTTTTTGGTAGACTGTTAGGAAAGAGAAGGAGAAAGAGACTATGGAAGATTTTGGATTTTGCGGCGGTTGCGACGACATCCCCACGCCTGCGGTTCAGCCGATGGCTGTTGAACCAATGGTGGTTCAGGAGTCGCAAGGCGACCGCTCTCACCCCGCCGATTGGGGTTGGCCCGAATGGTGGGGGTCGTTCGGCTATGGGGATTCCTACATCCCACCACGCCACGAATGGCCGGAAGGCTGGAAGCCCAGTAGGGGTTAACCCCCCTTTCGAGGGGGTCGTGGCCCTCCCCGCCCCCCCATTAGAGGGGTATAGCAAACACTGTGCCAAATAGAAAAAAACTTTTGGCATGAAATTTGCACACCAAAAAAATAATTATTTTTCTACTTGACATTCAAGAATAAGTCTGTATAATGTCGATATAAGGAATAAGGAAAAGGAGAAATAAAAATGGAAATTCAAATCCTCTACATCTCAGACTGTTGTGGTGCTTATCTTGATGATGCTCAGATTGAGCATGGTATCTGCAACGATTGCGGTGAGCATTGTGAAATAATCACCGAAGAATATCCTGCCACCCCCGTTTGTGGGGGTTGACAAACACAAAAATTTTGGTAGACTTTGGAATAACTAAGGAGAAAAACGAAATGATGATTTACCCTACTCAGAACGACTATCGCCAGTATTTCGCCACGATGAGCAAGGAATTGCTGGCAGTGTGGATCGAAGTTGCAGAACGCAAACTGCCACACTATACTAGGATCGAAGAGGTCGAAACCGTAAAGGCCGCTCTAATCGCGGCTCGTTGTGCATTGGCTGCTCGATAGGAGAGAGATCACCTACGTTCCAAAGTGTCCACCGCTACCGTGGCAGTGGTGAACAAATGTCACCCCACTTCCGAGGGGGCCGTGGCCCGCCGCGAACCCCCCGTTGGGGTGGTGAACGGTTGTGTACTACCGGAACCGTCCCGGTAACGACTAATGAGACAGCCAGCAAACGCCATGCCAAACGCACACAAAATGCTGAAAAGTTGTGTCAAAATCTCTTGACATAAAAATACTTGGAAAACCTCTTGACTTCTAAAGAATATCTGCTATAATGTCGATATAGAAAGTAAGGAGAAAGAGAATGAGAAAACCTAGTTTCAAGACCGTTGAGAAAAATCTGGCACAGTATGCTAGAAAGATGGATTGCGAAATCGTCAAACACCACGACGGTTCCTATTCACTGTACGACCGTAAAATGGATTATGTATCCATTACCAAAGCAACTCGACAGCGTGTTGCAAACGAAGTTTACTATTGGGTTAGTGCTAGTAAGTAAGAAAGAGTGAAAATGAACGATAACCCGCGACTCTGTTTTTTTGATGTTGACCCCGTAAAGTTTTCTGGTATGATGGATGAACTGTTGAAGAAAGGTGTTGTTGATATGGCGAATTACCATGATGATGAATGGAATGACATTGACGATGGAATGATTGACGTTGAAAGTTTTAGGGAGATGATTGAGGATTTTCATGAGGATGATTATTACGATGATAGCATGGATGGGGATTTTGATACGGCCATGCGTGATGCAGGATTCGGAACTGATGAGGACTATGGTTACTATGGGGAGGACTATTGATGAAATACTATAAGTGTAACAATATCACAACTGTAGACGGTGGAGTATATAATCACTGTGTTGTTGGAATTGAGGATATACAGCCTAGCGGTGACGCTGCATTAGATCGTCAGACTATCCGCGACGATGTAATGACAGCCCTAGAATATTCGCTGGCTGGTGAAGTAGAAAGTTTTTATAACATGGAGGAATTACAGTGGGAATAATTCAAGTTGACCCCGCTAGTTTGGCGATAGGATATGTAGCCGGTACACTGTTGTGCTGGTACTTACAAGAAATGCTTTACGGAGAAAGCACAGATGACAGAGAAGCAAAGAATGACCGTGAACGTATGTATACTAGCCTTTATTCTAGGCACAATGATGTGTCTATTTGTACACCTAAGCGAAACAGCAAGTAATCCCGCAACCTTTGCTCCCCCCTTCTGAGGGGGACGAGGCGCTCCCCGCCCCCCCATTGGAGGGGTAAAAAATATTTCTATTTTCTTTTCAAGTATTCCCGCCAGAGTGTCGATATATAGAGTAGTGGACAGGATAACCTACTCTGGAGAAAAATGATGTTGACACTCTACACTATTTTTGGTATGTTCGTGGGCTTTGAGGGATACGACAATGGCAAGGTGTACATTGGTGTATATACCCCCCAAACTGAGTACGGCTACGTTCTCACACAAAATGAAATTTATTTGGATACGGTGCTTGACAAGTAGATTTTGTTCTGTATAATAGCGGGAAGAGAGCAAGAGAGAAAACAGGAAAGCAGGAGGATGAAGATGAAAACGGAAGTCAAGTACGTCTCGGATTGTTGTGGAGCAGATGACCCAAGGCCAACTCTGCGTCGTATCGTGGGTGTTTGCCGTGCTTGCGGCTGCACATGCAGGAAGTTG